TATAACCATTGCTCAACCTTTGGCTTGGATACCTGTTGGGGCAGCTGGTACAATGGGGTGGAGAGATTACACAACAGGATTGCCTGGCATACCCGTTATTGACCCTAATGCTTGTTTAGCACTAATGTTTATCCCAAGTGCTGCAACTGCACCTGAATTATTTGGTTCATTAGCAACAATTGAAAAATAATGGCACTAACAGACTTTGATGAATATGTAGAAAAGCTACAAGAAAATCGTGTTGCAGATTTTCAGCTATCCACATCAATCAGTAGAACTTTGCGATTGAACGCAAGTTGGCAATCTTTTAATCCTGCACCTGCTACACCAACTACAAGCGTTGCTCTTAATAAAAATTCTGCTCAATCAATAGGGCCTATCCCTAACATATCAACAGGGCGACTTACATTTTTGGGCGGTAGATTTAATACTTCATCATTTGGCGCAGGCGGTATGCTTTTAGTTGATTTGTTAAATGTTAGCGGAGGACTGAATGGAACTTTAACTACTGCCCAAACTACCAACTTACCAACCGCAGCACTTACAAGGTATACATCGGGTGAAGGTGTTATGGCAGGAATTGTAGTTTATACAACAGTAGGAACAACTGCGACAACGGTAACAATAAGCTACACAAATTCAGCAGGAACATCAGGTAGAACATCTACTGCCATATCAATTGGGAATACAGGTTTTAGAGAGGCAGGTGTTTTACTTCCTATTCCATTACAAGCGGGTGATACAGGTGTGGAAAGTATTGAATCAGTAACCGTTACTGCCACCACAGGAACGGCAGGTAATTTTGGAGTGTGTATGTTCAAGCCTTTGGCAATGATTTCATTGGAAAGTGCAACAGGTGCAATGCCATTAGATTCAGTTAGTACAGGTTGCATTATCGGTTCTTTGGCAGAAATAGACCCTGACGCTTGCCTTGCAATTAGTGCGTTTTCTGCAATATCAACATCACTAACAGGTGCAGTAATATTAACCGAAGCATAAAATGGCAACAAGAAGATTATTTGATGGGGCGCAGATTGAATTAGAAATACTACCAATAATAGGAACATCAAGTGCATCCTCAATATTTTGGTTAAATGTTGGAGGAACTTGGAAACAAGTTGTGACATGGATAAAAGTAGCAGGGGCATGGAAAACTGCAACACCTAAAATAAAAGTATCGGGAGTTTGGGAATAAAAATAAAATAAAAAACAATGGCAAAAACTAAAATAGAAGTAGACCTCGTCATCAAAGGTGGCGAAAGTGTTGAGCAAGTAGAACAAAAAACCAAGAGTCTAAAAACTCAGCTAAAGGAGATGAAGGCTTTATTGGCTTCGGGGACTTTAGATAATGCTCAGTTTAATAAGTTATCAAAAGAGGCGGGTGATTTACAAGACAAGATAGGCGATGTATCCCAACAAGTTAAAAACTTAGCAAGCGACTCTAAGAGATTGGACGGTTTAATTTCCATAACTCAAGGTATTGTCGGAGGGTTTGCTGCGGTTCAAGGTATTACGGCAATGGTTGGAACTGAGAATGAGGACTTGCAAAAGACAATGGTCAAGCTTCAGGGGGCAATGTCAGCACTCGCAGGTATTCAGGCAGTCGCTAATACACTAAATAAAACGAGTGCAGCTTACACTACTGCGAACACAATCGCTACTAACATAAGTACATTTGCTCAGAAGAGATATGCAGCAGCAGTCGGAACTACAACGGGAGCAATGAGGTTGTTAAGAATAGCAGGTGCAGCGTTAGGAATCGGATTAATAATTGGGGCGATTGCTTTACTCGTCACCAATTTTGACAAACTTAAAAGTACTGTCGGTAAGTTTATCCCAAGTTTAGACACATTGTCAAAAGGATTTAAGGCGGCTTACAATGCAGTGACTGACTTTATAGGGATTAGTTCAGAGGGCAAAAGAAAAGTTGAGGAATTTGAAAAGGCAAATAATAAAAAGAATAAATCTTTAGAGAATGAAATAGAAATACTTGAGGCAATTGGTGGTAAAGAAGAACAAATTTATCGCAAGAAGTCTTTAATAATTTCAAATAACATTTTACAACTTGAAAGACAAAAACTACAAGGCATAGTATCTGCTGAAGAATATCAAACTAAGCTTGAAGAATTAAGACAAGAGGATAAAGTTTTAGAGGCTCAACACAATAAACAAATTTTAGACAGTAAAAAGAAAGTAGGCAAAGAAAAAGTTGTTGTACAAAAAACCGTCAAAGAAGAATTAAAGTTAGAGCAACAAGATTCTCATGTACAATTATATTTAGACAATGTTAAACAAGGGGAGGAAGATATGGCTTTGCTTATGTCACAACTTGAGGCAGAGGTTTTGGCAGAACAAGAGGCAACCGATAAAAAGTTGGCATTAGAAAAACAGTTGTTTGATAATAAATTAAACCTAACAAGGGATGGGTTAAATGCTTTAAGTGATTTAACATCTGCATTTGCGGGCAAATCAGAAGAGGGGCAAAGAAGAGCCTTTGCAGTAAATAAAGCGTTAAACATAAGTACTACAATTATAGATACTTATTTATCAGCGCAGAAAGCCTATGCTTCACAGTTAAGTATTCCGACACCTGATGCACCAATAAGGGCGCAAATAGCCGCAGGGATAGCAACCGCAAGTGGTTTAGCAAGAGTGGTAGCGATTGGGAGAACTGAATTTGGAGGTAAGGGTGTTAGTAATACTGGAGGCGGTGGTGGTGGTATAGGTGGGGGCAATTTCTCAAGTCAACCTCCAAGAATTGATACTTTCCAAAGTAACCGTAACCCAATGAGTGCAAATCAAAGAGTATACGTTTTAGAAAAGGACATTACCGATTCTCAAGGGCGTGTTGCGAGGATTAGACATAACGCAACTTTGATTTAACTCTATATTGTACATAGTTTAATTATAAATATAATATAATCAATGAAGCTACCTTTATATGTTTTGGATATAGACGAGAATCTTGAGGATGAAACCTCAGTTTTCGCAGTTGGCTTAGTGTTACAACCTGCTATTGAAAGGAATTGGCAGACATTTTCAGCGCAAGAACCTATAATTGAACACAAATTCACTGTTGTAGATGAGGAAAAAAGGATTTTAGGAGGCTTTTTAATGGCTGCGGAACAACCAATTTATAGGCGTGATGAGGACGGAACGGAATATTACGTCAAATTTACCGCAGAAAGCATCGCAAGAATCGTAAATAAACTCGCTAAAAGTGGCAAACCACTAAGTTTTAACCTCAATCATGACGATAATTTACCCGTTAAAGGTGCTTATTTACTATCTCATTTTATAATTGATAGCAAATTAGGCATTAAAACGCCCGACGGCTTCACTCCTGCTCCCGATGGTTCATGGTTTGGCTATGTTAAAATAGAAGATGATGCAGTTTGGGACATGGCAAAGAAAGGTGACATCAAAGGTTTTAGTGTTGAGGGTTACTTTAATGATAAAAAGGTAGATGAAGCCGAACAAAACGAATACGAAGAATTAAAAAATAAAATAATATCGAATATGGAATTTAATAAATTAAAAAAGGTCTTAGGCGAAGACCTTACTAATCAACTTAAAAAAGTTTTTAGTGAAGAAACGCCCGTTGTAGAACCTGCAATTGAATTGGCAATGACAAGTTTGTTAGACGGTTCAGCAAGTGTTAAAGGAACTATCGCAGTTGGCGAAAGTGTAACTTTAATTATGGCTGACGGTTCTGAAGTAGAAGTACCTGACGGTGAACACACTTTAGAAGGTGACATTGTTATCACTGTAACGGGTGGAGTTATCGAAGAGGTTTCAACCCCTGAAGAAGAAAGCCCGTTGAATGACGAAGCAATGATGTCTAAGGTAAACGAAGCATTAGAGGCTCAAGCAAATGACTTCAACACTCAGATTGCTGAGATTCACTCTAAGTATGCTAAAGAAATTGAAGCATTAAACGCAAAGACAACTGCATTATTTTCAGCAGTTGGAATCCTTGCTAAGACCGAAGAAGCTGAACCCGTTAAGGATGATGCAAAGAGAAAGAGTGTAAGCGTTGGAGCTTCTCAATTCTCAAGATTAACCGAAATATTAAACAAAATAAAATAAAATAAGATGAAACTTAAAAAATTCGCATACGACACCACTGGATTACCAGCAGTCGTTAATGACCAATCACTTGAATTGCTTATCCGTTCTTTCTACGAAGGCAAAACGGGAGCAACTTTCGCAAAACAAACGGGTATCAAATCAACTGCTGATTTGCATTACATCACTACTGAGTTATTCTACCAAGCTGACACTGCGTGTGCATTTAACGCTTCAGGTAAGACTGGTTTCTCTAAGAGAACTATCACAGTTGGTAAAATCAAAGTTCAGCAAGAGTTTTGTGCTAAAGAACTTGAAGGATTTTGGACGGAAAGAGCATTGCGCCCAGGCACTATGTATGACTACATTGCATTCGAAGCTGACTTCACTAACTTCTTAGTAGGTTTGTTGACTGAAGCAAAAGAAACTGCATTGTGGCAATCTGCTATCGGTGGGTCAGGTGGTTCTAACTTAACTCAATTTGATGGTTTCAACAAAATCATTCTTGATGCTTCTGCTACTACTATCAACGGTAACCCATCAGGTATCACAACTGGAACTGGTATCACTTCTGCAAACGTAGTTTCTATATTTGACGGAATATGGGCATTGCTTCCTGCTAAATTGAAAGGTAAGGCTGACTTACAATTCATGTGTGGTAGCGATACTTTTGATAAGTTAATCCTTGCATTGAAAGCTGCTAACTTATTCCACTATGATGGTGTAAATGGTTCTGCTTACCAATCTCAAGAGTTAATTTTGCCAGGCACTGGAATCAAGGTAGTTGCTTACTTCGGATTAGACGGAACTAATAGAATCCACTTAGGTAGAACTTCTAACTTCATTATCGGAACTGACTTGGAGTCTGACGAAGATATGTTCAACATTCGTGAGAACCCAATCAGCTTGACAATGATGCTTGATATTCACTTCAAAGTTGGAACTCAAGTGAAATTCCCGAATGAAATCGTAACCTTTAAATTAGCTTAATCATGCCTTGTTTACTATCAACTGGATTTACCCTTGACTGTCGTGATAGTATAGGGGGTGTCGATGAAGTTTACATTGGCGAATTAGAGTATTTAAACACTACTACTTTCACAACTTCAGCAGGTTTAGTTTCTGCAATGGCAATGACGGGTGGCAAAAAGTTCTACAAATATGAACTTAGAAGAAACACCGCAGAGGCTAAAGCAGACAACGCAGGTGAGGTTACAAGTGGAAGTGGTTACATCATGCAAAGCGTAGAGTTTCAACTTGATCGTTTTGATGTGGCCAAAAGAAACGAAATAAGAGTACTTGCTCAAAAGCCGTTAATGTTTATCGTTAAAGATAAGAACGGGTTGTTTAGCTTGTTTGGTTCTGAGAATGGTTTAGACCTTTCAACGGGAACGGCAGGAACAGGCAAAGGTGCAAGTGACTTAAACGGTTTTGTTTTAACTTTCACGGGCGAAGAGAAGACTTATCCTTATGGAATTTCTCAAGCTATTGTGACTACATTAATAGCATAATTAATAATTGAATTAAAAGGGAGGCTTAACGGCTTCCCTTTTTTTTTGTACTTAACTTACTTTTTAATATAATATAAGTAATGATTAGACTTAATTTTGGAAGTAATGTTGTGGTATTGACTTTGTCTGAGAAGATAACGATATCCTCACCTAACTTCTTGTTTGAATTTATTAATAATCAAACGCAAATAAAGTACTATTGTATCTCAGCTGATTTAAGCCTATATCCCGAAAGATATAATAAGTTTACAATAATAGTAAAGACTACAACCCCAAGTCCATTAGTAGGCGAAATTCAGATACCTTTAGGAGATGAATACACCTATAATGTTTACGAGCAAGTGAGTTCAACTAATTTAGTGCCTACTGGTTTAAATGTGGTTGAAAATGGACTAATGACCTATGATAAAGTAATAACCTCAAGAGTAGAACAAGAATCTACCTTAACACGCAAAGCATATGAGCCAAACTAAAAATTATTCATTCAGTAAGTTTCCACTTTATGCGAATGAAACTCCCATATTTCGCAGACAACCTAATATGTTGTATGTGCCTTATGGTAAAAATAACGATTACTCAGATTACCTAAGTTATCTTTATAACAATTCGGGGATACACGGAGCGATTATAAAAGGTAAGGCAACTTATATTTATGGCAAAGGTTTTAAAATTAAAGCTGATTGGGCAGGGGATAAGGTAGGTTTACAAAAAACTTTAAATTCTATTAACAATTCTCAAACTGCCGATGAACTTGCAAGAAAGAAAATCTTTGAAAGAACTTTGTATGGTGGATGTGCTTATCTTATTGAATGGGATGTATTCGGGGCTATTAAAAGTGTAAAGCTTCAACCGTTTAACACAATAAGAACAAACGTTGACAAGTCAGAATTTTACATCTCTAAGGAGTGGACCAGAGAACAAAGCACAAACGCTAAATGGAAAAGGTCAAACGGGAAACTTCCTGAAGACACTGTAACTTTACCTGCATTCGACCCTTTAAAAAGACAAGGCAAACAAATCCTTTATTTAATAGACGATAACCCTGCAAGTGATATCTATCCTTTGCCTGAGTATAATAGTGGCGCTACACCGATTGAAACTGACATAGAGTGCAACTTCTTTCAGTTAAACAATGTTAAAACGGGATTCTCAGCAGGTACTATGGTCACTTTCTTTAATGGAACGGCAATTAATGACGAGGAACAAGTAGAAATTGAACACGCTTTTAAAAGTAAGGCTTCAGGAACGGATAACGCAGGAGAGATTCTTTTAAACTTTCAGAATCCAAATACAACACCGCCCGAAATTAGTCCTTTGCGTTCTAATGATTTAGACAAACAATACGAACAATTAAGCAAGGATACCATAAATAAGATACTTTATTCTCACCGAGTTTCTAACGGTTTACTTTTTGGTATTAAAACACCTGGCGAATTGGGTGGAGGGCGTTCTGAGTTTGATTTGTCTTGGGAACATTTTAGCAATACCTATGTAAAGCCAAAACAACAAGAAGAGGAAGAGGACATGAATTATATTCTTTCTCTTTATGGTTTTATAGGGAATCCCGTTGAATTAACAACACTTGACCCTATCGGTATAGAGTTGACAAGTGAAGTAATTAGTAGAACAATAGATGCGGATTCATTCGCTGACATGGTTTATGAAAGATTAGGAATTGAGAAACCGAACCTTGTTAAAAAGGATGACATCTTAACTATTATCAATTCAAATCCTATTATCGCTCCTAAGATTCTTGAAAGTCTAACTACAAACGAGATTAGAAACTTAATCAGTTTACCTGCGCTTGTCGGTGGCGATGTTTTAAAGTCAAGTTTTGAAACTCAAGAAGATTTTATACTTAACGAGTTTTTAAAAATTGGCGAATCGGCTGACAATTACGAGATAGTGAAATCTTGTTTTGTTTACTCTGACTCAGATAAGTTCGCAAAAGAAGATGATCAAAAATTATTAGACGAAATAAAAAAAGGCAAGAGTTACAAGATTTCTGACCTTGCAAAAAAATTAAAGATTTCAGAAAGTGAACTTTACAAATCTTTAGAAAGATTAAATAAGGCTAACATTCTACAAGTAAAATACACTGAGGTTAAAGGCGAAATAAGTATTACTCCCGAAGAGATACAAGAACCCCCAAGCCAAGAGGTCGGCTTAGAAACAAAGTGGAGATATACTACAAATTTAGAACCTCCTATTATTGATGGGACAAGGGAGTTTTGTCGTAAAATGTTAGGAGCAAATAAATTGTATTCAAGAGCAGAAATAGATAATTTACAAAACGATGCAAGTACAAAGGGTTATAATGATGACGTATTCAAGTATAAGGGTGGATGGCAAACAATCAAAGGTACTGTTACTCATATCCCAAGTTGTAGACATTTCTTTGAGAGCGTGTTAGTTAAAAAGAAAAAATAAAATGAGTTTAAAACCACTTTTCGTAAGCACCGCCACCATTAAAAAATATGGTGTAATAGAGAATAATGTCGATGATAAATTAATCGCTCAAACGATAATAATGGTGCAAGATTTACAACTGCAACAAATTTTAGGGAGCGACCTTTACAATGAAATCGCAGACCAAATAAACGCATCGACTTTAACGGGGTTAAACCAAACCTTGTTAGATGACTATATCAGAGATTTTATTATCAACGCAACCATAGCAGATGGGGCAATAATATTTAACTACCGATTCTCAAACAAAGGAGTCGTAACCCAAAATTCCGACAACCAACAACCCGTAAGCCAAAGAGAATTGGAATTGATAGAACAAAAGTGGGGCCGTATGGCTGAGTTTTACGGCAAAAGGTTGTCAGGTTATCTAAGCGAATATAACACCTCATATCCTTTGTGGATGTCAGGCAATAACAACGCTCAAGATATTCAATCAAGAGAATTAGGATATAACACTGGAATTTATTTAGGCAGGTCAAGAAGAAAAAACAATGAACGAAAATACTACCCATACTGTAAAGATTGCTAACAAGAAAATCACTAAAAAGAACTTACAAAAGTTAATGGTGTATATTGAAAAGAAAAAATGATAACTAAAAACATTCTTTACAAGTATTTTAAGGATTTTGCAGACAACCATTTGCAGATTAAAGACTATGGTTATGGTGACCTATCGGAAATTAGTTCGTCTACGGCTACAACTTACCCTTTGTTTTGGGTTAGTCCTCAACCGTCTAACATAAGTGGCAATGAGATAACTTACAATTTTAATATCTTAATCGGAGATAGGCTTGAGGATGGCGATGCAAACAAAGTCGAAGTTGAATCGGATACTTTTCAAATTGGGTTAGACCTTTTAGCGACTCTTAACCTTAATAGAGATGTTGACCTTGACAAGAGTAATACCTTAACTCCTTTTATCCATGATTTTAAAGATAGGATTGCAGGTCATTTAATTACTGTTAGCGTAACGGCTGATTTTGACTATAATGAGTGTGCAGTTCCAACAACGGGGACACCAACGCCACCAATTTCGACTTGCCCAGTTGCGATAATAACAATAAACGGGGTAAGTTATGGGAGTGTTGGGAGTGGAAACACGGAGGATATAGCGGTAGTGGATGGAAGTGGAACGCCCGTAGGCTCATTAGTTAGTGGTAATTGGGTTGTTTCAAGTTCTTGCCCTAATGCAACGGCAGTTTTAAAAGACAGTGCAGGAACTACAATATCAACTACTTCAATAGCAAGTGGGGCAAGTAGTAACATAACCGCTCCCGATGGAAGTGCAGTCCTTAAAAACACTTTAAATACAACTTTATCGACTACAAGTATTTTAAGCAATGGGTCTGCAAACATAACTGCACCCGATTCAACGGCAGTAATTAAAGATGACTCAGGCAATATTTTAAAAACTTCAGTCATTCCGAGTAATGTTAGCCAAGATGTAACAATCAATGACTCAACTGCAGTCCTTAAAAATACATTAGCAACCACATTATCAACTACAAGTATAAACGCTGAATCTTCTGCAAACATTACCGCCCCTGATTCCACGATAACAATTAATTCAGCAGCGTTCTCGCCTTATCCAAGTGGGGCAACTTCTAACATTCTTGTTAAAGATGGTTCAGGAAACCAAGTAGGTAGTAAAGTAGGAACTGAATGGATCGTACCATCGGGTTCTGCTGCAAGTGGTGTTTTATTTAAAACTATTGAACCAAGTCAATACACTTCTTATAGAACAGGAGATGAGGGGTGGAGAGTGCAGAATGGTTGGTTTGATTACACGCCACCTACAACTCCTAAATCAATAGCAGAATTAGATTTTACAAGCGCCAATTTTTTTAGCGTTTTAAAAAATCCTTTAGTTGTTAATGGAGTTAGCAGTACTACACGTTTTGTTGATATAAATGGTATTCAAGCATTTTCTGCAACTGGGAACGCAAATTTAGCAACGATAGATAAATTAACAGGATTAATGTATTATCGTATAAATCCAGCAGCTACTAATTGGAATACTTCAATAGATAATTCTTTGGCATTTAGTTTTATTCTAAATGGGATAACATATTCTGATTGGTATGTTGCAACTAATAAAGAAATTTTAAATACAGTCCATAATTATGCAGGTATTTCTGTTTTAAACGACCCAGCAACAGGTGTTTTGTTGTGGCCAAATAACTTTAATTATTGGAGTTCAACTACATACGCAGACGCAACAACATTTGCTTGGTTTTATGGAAATTTAACAAGGGGTGTAGCTGGATTAGTTAAAACTGATTTAAGAAATTCGTACTATGTAACTAACGTAAGAAATTTAATCACCGCACCATGATATTAGGATATTTTGATAAAAAACAATTAAAGGTATACGCAGACTATTATTTTAATGATAATGGTTTAGATGTTGCCCGACAATTAGGGTACTTCGACTTTTTAAATAATTGGCAAAAGGTAAGCACTAACGCTGACTTAGAAAGTGTGTTCAATGATGTAACTTTAGAAAGTTTAAACATTGAGGATTTAAACTATTTTACACCTCCAACTTTATTGCCTTACGCAGTTGAGATTCCTGAGATATATCAATGGGCGTTCCCTGATAATAAGTTTGTTTTAAGTGGTTTTATCATTCCTTTAGATACCTACCAAAGTATAAAGGTTGTAAACTTAGCTTACTTTCAATGGTTGGAATTTAGAGCAGAACTTGATAGCGGTAATTACGAAGCTTTAAAACGCTCTTTAATGCCACTTTGGGACTATGTAGCAGAACAAGTATCAAATAACAACATAATAGTACTATGAGGGGTTTAATTTTATATCTGACGGCTTTAATTCTAAAGGGTATTTTTTATCCTTTAGGGTTTTTTTACTCTTGTTTTTTGACCTTGTTTAAAAACGGGTATGCAGAATTAGACGGATACCTTTTTAAATGTGCGATTGCCGATGACCAACAAGCGAATACTTATCTTGCTAAATTGTTCAATGATATTTTAATTAAAAAAGGCGGTCATAAGTTTGGCAATCCCGATGAAACAATCTCCAGTGTGTTGGGCAAGAATTTGCTTAAAGGGAAACTTTCTTTAGCAGGAAAACTTTTAAATTGGATTTTAAACTTAATCGAAAAAGACCATAGTGTCAAATCAATAGAATCATGAAGTTAGAATTTATATTTTTTTGGTGTGCTAAAATTTGGAAGCAACGGTATGAGGAATTTATAGCTGTCGGTGTTTCTTTAGGACTTTCGATGATATGATTTACCAAGCAATATCTATGGCACACAACATTGAGAACCACATCGGGGGAATTTGCGGTACAATCCTATTCCTTTTTTTAGGGCATAACATTGACATGACCGATAAATTAATCACGTTTATTTTTTCGGTTGGTGCAGGTTTGTTCGTACACATTTTAAAAGAGATAAACATAGGTCAATTATTAATACAATTATTCAAGAAAAAACATGACAAGAAAAACTAATACACCGAGATACCTATCTTTAATTAGAAAAGGTATGATTTATTTAGGAGGTGCAACTTTTCTACCTATGCTATTCGGTAAAATAGGAATCAAAGATGTGGAGTTCGCATTACAATGTTGGCTCGGTGCTTTAGGGTTATTGCAACTTTACATCGATAGTAAGTATAAAAAAGAACAAGACGTTTATAAGCCATGAAACACATAGAAATAGCAATCTCACAAATAGGAGTCCAAGAAGTCCCAAAGGGCAGTAATTGGGGTGCAGACGTTAAAAAGTATCTTAATAGCGTAGGGATCAATTTCCCCGCTTCATGGTGCATGGCGTTTGTTTATTGGTGTTGCAAAGAGGCAGGAGTTACCCTATTTAAAACGGGCGGAGTTTTGGCTCAATGGAATAAAACACCAAAAGAAAAGAAGTCTTTAACACCTGTAGTAGGCTCTATTTTTATAATGGACTACGGCAAAGGTTTGGGACACACTGGCTTTGTTGAAAGAATAGACGGAACAAGTATTCACACCATAGAGGGTAACACAAACGATACGGGTAGCCGAGAGGGTTATGAGGTGTGTAAAAGAATTAGAAAAATGTCACAAATAAAAGGTTACATACTTGTATCTTTGCCTTAATAAATAGTTGTTGTTTTTTCATAAGTAAAAGAGCCTCTCAGGAATGGGGGGTTTTTTTATGTTTTAAGTCACAATATTTTAAAAACGCATCCCATAAAACTATATGCAAATGTGTAGTATTTAATACATTAAGCCCTTTTTATACGTTAATGCATAGTTTATCATACAAATATTGTGTATCGCAATTTAAAATATATTTTGTTTTGTAAGTTTAAAATTGTAATATTGCAAAATGATTAAGAACTTAATAACAGTTAGAAACTTTGCCCTTGCCAATGGGAAGACTACCCAATGGGCATATGACCAAGTCAAGAAAAAGACGGTTAAATCGGTGGAAATTGATGGTGTAAAATTTATTGTAAGATGACCGAGCAAGATTACATCAGTTTAATTGAAACCGAACTTAAAAAGAAATACTCAATGGTTAAAACGGTTGAATACCAGTGGCGATATACAGTTCACTTTGGACAAACTGATTTTGTGTCCTTTGCGAATCTTCAAAAGTCAACAATCAAACCTCTTTTAGCAGAGGGGTTACTACCTTTAACAATTAAAAATTTATTAAAATGAAAAAAATATTAATCTTAGCACTAATCTGCTTACTGGCATCGTGCCAAAGTTATAGGGCAGAAAGAAAAATAAGTAAGCTTCGTGCTTGGGGCTACTTGTCAGACTCCACAATAACCAAGTATGACACGATTAGAGGCTTCTCTCACGATACTTTTATTAAGTTTGATACAATTAATAGGGTTGATACTATAACCACCCTTAAAAACGGGATTAAAGTGGTAACTTACATAAAGTGGAAAGAAAGAGAAGTGACACAATTCGTAAGTCAAAAGGATACTATCTTTGAACATAAATTCCAAACCAAAGTAATTAAGCAACCTATTAATTGGTGGAATCGTTTTAAAATCGGTTTAATCTTTGGAATCATTTTGACAATTGCAATTTTTTATTTAACTTATAAATTTAATAAAGTATGACACTTAAAGAACAACAAACACACTTTAAAGAGTTGACTAAACTAATGGAGCATACATTATTTAGTAAAGGCGATGACTACGCAAATGCAGACCGTTTAAGCAACTTTAAACTAAGTGGAGCTATCTCAGGAACTAACGCCCGACAAATTGCCTTAGACTTAATCGCAGTTAAGGTTTCCAGGTTGGGCAACTTATTCCATTCTGAGAAAGTAAACAACGAAAGTATATCGGATTCTATTTTGGATCTCGCCAACTATTCAATTTTACTTCACATGATAGTAAACGAGGGGCTACACTCTCAAGAAAGTAAACACGTTTGCTATGAATCATCCCAGTTTACTTGCAACTGTAAAATACTTTGTGAACGTAACCCCTCCAACTTATGATTTACCTATTAATTTACCTTATCGGTGCAGTTTTATGTGTGGGTTTCATCGCTCAAGATGATTCACTTTAAAAAATAATCGGCTAATTTTCACGCAGTTACAAATATCTTTAGACTATTTACACTTTTAATGTTTAAAATATCAAATAAAGTGTATCTTTGCCCTATGAAAAACAAATTAAAAACAGACAAAATGGTATTTAGTAATGCATTATCTATGCGTGTGACTAAAACACAATTTCAATTAGATTTAATGAATCAACTTGAGGGTATGGGGTACAAACTTAATGTAGTCGCTTACAATGAATGGTTAGTATTATGTACAAATTGGAACGGGATTGATGATGTTGTGGCTAATGTAGACCAATTAAACAAGGAATTACATTATAGAAAATTTATCCCTGAATATAACCCTACATTATTTTTAGAGTTAGCATCTTTGAAAATGTTGAAAAGTGAATTAACTAAACTTAGGGAAAAAACTGATAACGCTTAAAATATTACATAATGAAAAACAAATTAAAAAACATCGCTTTAGGCATTTTTACCCTTGCCTTATTATTCACTTTCGTTTGGAACATCTTAATCAATTTAGTATAATGTACACTCCTAAAAACAACTGGCATTTTAAAAATACGGTAAATAAATGCTTTGCCCCTGAAGAGTTCGAACAACTTGAAGAAGAATATGCGTTCTCAGGTAAAGACATTTATATCAAACAATTAGCGTGTGATGTATTTGGAGATTTCCACTTTGACTTTACATTTATGGGTGTAGAGTTTAAAGGCAAAAGAAAACTTGATTCAGTCAACCGAGCCTTATGGAATAGCACAAACGATGATAGACATAGAGAATACATTGTATTTGAATTGTCAGCAGAGTTACTTGCGTCTGACAATATGAACGATGTATACCAAAATCACGAACTTTACAAATAATATGAAATTTACAGTAATAAAAACAATCAAAGAAGAAATCGAATTGCCTAACTACTGGCAGTCGGGTTCTTGCTACTATGCTTTATTGGATTATGAATATGCAATAGAGATTAACATAGATAGCCCAAGTATTAAAAGAGTTTATATTTCAACTGCTACCGTTTGCGGAGTGACTGAAATTGATATAGAAACTTTTAACCTTAGACTTAACGATATTAAACAACTTTTAAACCTTTAAGCTTATGAGCAACCTACCAACTATACAAGAATTGCATGAAGAGAATGCACTTGTCAGCTACAAGAACGACCAACTTAACCTACTCCTTAATCAAGAACCTAAAAAAGAATGGGTTAAAGAACACCCATTTGTTAAAGGACATAAGTATATCCCAATCGACAAAGTGGAGTTTATGCTTAGAAAGATTTTCAAGAAGTACTCAATCGAAATTACTAATCAAGGGACTTCTTTTAATGGTGTTTGGGTAACTGTCAGAGTCCATTACTTTCATCCAACTGAAGCAACTATGATGTTTCACGACGGCATCGGAGCGGTCCAGTTGCAAACTGCGAAAGGAACTTCTCCTGCTGACTTGCAAAATATAAACAACGGAGCTTTGTCTATGGCTTATCCGATTGCAAAGACACTGGCTATTAAGGATGCGTGTGACCACTTCGGAAAGTTATTTGGATGCGACCTTAACCGAAAGGATACAATGGCTTTTAAAATCGATGTTACACCTGAAGACCTTAGACAACAGTTGCTTGAATTGTTTGATATCAAAAAAGAATCTTTATCTTTGAATGAGCAAGAGCATTTTGATCGCATCATAAAAGGGGGTGAGGTAAAATCTTATCAAAAATCAATCGACTATCTTAAAAACTTATGAGCATACAACTAAATAAAAACCGAATCGGCAACATCAGTTCTTCAAACATCCATAAGATAATGGGTTCTAAGAAGCCGAAAGAAACCTACTTAACTGAGTTATCTTATGAGCGTAGATTAGGCAGAAGCTTGAGCAACGAAACAACCTCAAGACCGACATCTTGGGGGCATCTACTTGAAGGAATAGTATTTAATCAATTAGGCCTTGAATACTCCCTTGTATCGGATGAAACGATTAAACATCCCGATTTTGACTATTGGTGTGGAAGTCCTGACGGTTACACTAATGACTCAGTTATTGACATAAAGTGTCCGTTTACTTTAAAATCGTTTGTTGAGTTAGTCGACATTAAAGATATAGACACTTTTAAATATGAGCGACCTGAGTACTACTGGCAACTTGTAAGCAATAGTATACTTTTAGGGAAACAATTTGCAGAATTAATCGTATATTGCCCGTATGAAGATGACTTAGGATTGATTAAACACCACGCACAAAACGTCGATGCTCAAGACCTTTATAAATACTATTGGTTGGCATCAGCTACAAACGAGGAGATACCTTACATACTACCAAACAACGACTTTATAGACCTAAACATCTTTAAATTTGAAGTGCCAACCGAAGACAAAGAACTTTTAACCGAAACAATTAAACAAATTAAATTATAAATCATGGCAGAAATTTTAAGCGGTTCAATAAATCTGAACCTAATCAAAAAAGAAAACATCAAAGAAGTAACTTTGAAAGACGGCTCAACGGCTAAGTTTTTAAACATCAACATCTCAATCAACAATGAAGTAGACCAGTACGGCAATGTAGCAGGTTTAACCATCTCTCAGACTCAAGAAGAACGCCAGGCAAAGACTAAGAAAGTTTACTTAGGTAACTTAAAAAGAGTTTGGTCGGATGCTCCAGCACCAACTTTAGAAGAAAGTAAACAACAAAACAACGATGATCTTCCTTTTTAATTAAATCTTATGGGACTACTACAACTACTATCCGAAAATCCACACGAAACATCCTCAAGCGTTATGCTTGAGGGTTTCAAGTACGAACACTTATACAACATCAGAGCTGAGATTCTAACATCTAAACGCTTTGCTAAGTGGAGAAAATCAATAAAACAAGAACTTAAAAACATCCAAAATGAACATAATAACTAAAGCTATCGGAGTGTTTTATAACACAACCAAAGAATCAGCTAAAGACCTTGAAGCTTCAAAAGAAAAGGCAAGGACTCAGAACCAACTCCTCCTGGATAGACTTCCAATTAATCAAGAGTTTTCTGCTTGGACTATTTTTAATCAGAATATGTTAGGGGTTAATACTCCAATTACATCCATTCGCCGGGCCTTAAACACACTGGAGAGTCAAGGTAAGATTGAAAAGGTTGGTAGAAGAATTGGTAACTTAGATAAAAAAGAGTTTACTTACAAATTAAATTTGGAAAGTTAAAATATTTTACTATATTTGTAATGTTATGATGGGGTGAAGACCATCAATTAATAACAAAGATATTAGCCACACCAGTAGAGATTGCTTCACCAACTCTACGGGTAGTGGCTTTTTTTATACAACAAAAATGAAAAAAAGGCAAATTGAAATTAATAATATTTATATGAATATTGTACATGAAATAGCAAAATTATCAAGATGCAATCGCGCTAAAGTGGGGGCATTAATAGTTAAAGATAATAATATTATTTCATATGGTTATAATGGCACCCCTTCTGGATTTTGCAATAATTGCGAACAAAATAATATTACTTTAAATGAAGTAATACATGCCGAATGTAATGCTATTATAAAAGCTGGTAATAAATCTTATGGAGCTGAACTGTTTTTAACTTTAAGCCCATGTTTTGAATGCTGTAAATTAATAAAACAAGCAGGCATAAAAAAAGTATATTTCAAAGAACAATATAGAGATTTATCAGGATTAATTAAACTGCAAATTGATTATGAAAAAATATAAATGTATAGATATAATAGGCCCATATAATGGTTTATATTGTTCTAATATTATTACGGCTATATTGGAATCAGAAACAATTCGAATTGCATGGCATTCTGGTCCTAATAAAACTTATAATTTTAAACTAAACGAAGTTTATATAAATATAAAAGTAAAAAAATCCGGAATAATAAATTACAAAAATTCAAATCCAACAAACATCCAATTAAAATTATTATGAATATTTTAGAAAAAGCAAATGAGATTGTAAATTTACGATCAGAGGAAAAATCAAGAATGTATGGTGATTTTCATATATCAATGGAAAAAACATCAAAGTTAGCATCAATAATGTCTAATAAAGATATTGATATAAAAGATTGTTATAATGTTTTAATTGCATTAAAATTAGCAAGGCAATCAAACAGTCATAAAGAGGATAATTTGCTTGATGCAGTTGCTTATCTAGGGTCTTTAAATGATTACTTAAATAAAAAATAAATAAAATGAATAAATTTGAAACACAATATTCTGATATTATAAATCAAGTATGCAAAAAAGGCAGCATAGTAATTGGTAGAAATGGTAAGACTAGACAAATAACTGCAATACAAATTAGGGCAAATTTGCAGGATGGATTTCCATTAGTAACAGGTAAACAAATATTTCCAAAAACTGTAGCTATTGAATTAGAATGGATGTTAAAAGGTTTTACAAATGTTAAATATTTAAATTTAAAAGGAGTAAAAATATGGGATCAATGGGCTGATGAAAATGGGGATCTTGGTCCTGTTTATGGGCATCAAATATTATCTTTTAATGGCTTAAATCAAATTGATTTATTAATTAAAGAATTTAAGCAAAACAAATTTAGCCGCAGATTATTAATAAATATGTGGAATGTAAATGATTTATATAAAATGAAATTGCCTCCTTGCCATTATTCTTTTCAATTTGTTACAGACATTAATAATTTTGTTGATATAGTTGTAAGCATGAGGTCATTAGATTTATTTATTGGATTACCTTACGACATGGCAATGTATTCTTTAATACTAGCCTCATTCGCAAAAGAGTTTAATTTAATAGCAAGAGAAGTAATAATTAATGCCGCTAATGCTCATATTTATGAAGAACATATTAAACCGGCTTTAACTTATTCGTTAAGAACAAAATTTAAATTACCAAAATTAAAAAACACTTCTATCTTTACAAATTTTAATTCTGAAAATGTAGAAATAATAAATTATAAATATCAAAAAAGAATTGTAGTATATGTTAAAAAATAAAATTATGAAATTAAACAACGATTTCAGCCTTATCAGAGATTGGGCCGAAAAAAAAGGAATCTATGAAAAGGGGGATGTTAAAACTCAATCCTTAAAACTATTTGAAGAGGCAGGAGAATTAGCTAAGTCTTTAATGAATAACGACAAAGATGAATTTATTGATGCTTTGGGAGACATTACAATTGTTTTGGTATCTGTAGCTAAATTAGGTTCAATTCATTTTAAAGAAGATATTACATTAGAACGATGTATTGATTCTGCTTATAATGTTATTGTAAATAGAAAAGGTAAAATGGAAAATGGAACTTTTATAAAAGAAAACAATGGCAAAAAGATTAACTGATACGGAAAAATGGAAAAAACCATTTGTAAGGGGCTTAGATGCTCCTTATAAGCTCTTTTGGTTTTATATTTTGGATGACTGCGATCATGCTGGAGTATGGCAAGTTGATGAGGATGTTGCTAAAATTAGAGTAGATAAAAGTTTAGATTTTGAAATTGCAAAAGAACTTTTTAAAGAACAAATACAAGTGATAGATAACGGGGATAAGTGGTTTATTTTTGATTTTGTAGAGTTTCAATATGGAGTTTTGAATCCTGACAATAGAGTTCATAAGTCAGTTTTAGACATACTAAATAAATATAAAATTAAGCACCTTAGAAGCCCCTTAAAAGGTGCTATGGATAAAGATAAGGATAAAGACAAGGATAAAGATAAGGATAAAGAGCCAAAAAATCACTTTGATTTAATCTTTGAAAATTATCTTGGGATGAGAAAATCAATTAAAAAACCTGCAACCGAACTAGCAATAGAATTAATTAAAAAAGATTTGAATAACTTTGCACCTGGCAATGAAGAAAAACAAATTTTAATTTTAGAGCAATCAATTAAAAATAATTGGGCAGGGGTATTCCCATTGAAACAAAACGAAGAACCTAAAACACAATCTTACTTAAAAGAATTTTAAATGAACAACGCACAAGACATAGAAGAATCAGTTATCGGAGTTTTAATGATAGATAGTACTGCAATAATGCGTTGTACTATTGAGCCACATCATTGCTTCTCAGAGGAGAACAAAACAATCTTAAAGGCTATTTTTGAACTTGCTGAAGAGAACAAGCCTTTTGATATGTTATCAATTAATCAAAAGTTAGGGGGCAAGTTAATGAATGAGTTAGTTGCTATAAGCTCACGTCTAAGCTCAAAGGCAAATTTAGAATATCATTGCTCGATTATTATTCAAAAGTTCATTACAAGGGAATTAATCATGCTTTGTCAACGAACTATTAGCGAAGCAAACAACATTGATAATGATGTATTCCAAACTATACAAAAACACACAACCGAATTAGAATCATATTCGATTAAACACAAAAAAGATTTTAATAAGTTTGAAACTGTTGCAAAAGAAGTGATTAAGAAAATAGAGGTGATGCAATCGAGTGGCAAGAGTTTAGTCGGTTTGGACACTGGATACGAAAGGTTGAATAAAATTTCACACGGGTGGCATTCGCCTGACTTGGTTATCTTAGCAGCAAGACCTGCGACGGGCAAGACTGCATTTGCTTTGAACCTTGCGGTTAATTTGGCAAAACAAAATATACCAGTTGCATTCTTTAGTTTAGAAATGAGCACAGAACAACTAGTAACAAGGGTAATTAGTTCAATGACGGGGATATACTCTAATTATTTGGCTAAGGCTGAAATACATGAGGGAAATTGGCAAACTATTTTAAGTACTGATTTTAATTTACCTTTGTACATTGACGATTCAGCGAGTTTAAATATAGTTGATTTTAAAGAAAAGGCAAGAAAAGCGAAAAAGAATTTTGGAATTAAAGCTATATTTGTAGACTACTTGCAACTTTTAACGGTCTATGGCAAAGGGAATAGGGAACAAGAGATAAGTACAATATCAAGAACATTTAAGGCAATGGCGAAAGAGTTAGACATACCAATTATTGCACTGGCTCAGTTGAGTAGGGATGTTGAGAAGAGAAGTGGAGAGCCAAGATTAAGCGACTTAAGAGAATCGGGAGCGATTGAGCAAGATGCGGATATCGTAATCGCATTACACAATGAAGAACCTGAATCAGACAACCCATTAATAAAAGTATTATATTTGAAGCATCGAAATGGCGAGGTCGGATTTATTAGACTTCAATTTGAAAAGGGCAAACAATTATTTAAAGATACATTATAAAAAAACATTATGACAACAACAGAATTAATTGAAGAAATAAAGTTCAAAGGACTTTACCAAACAACCTTAAGAGAAAACAAACTTTTAACGGCAAGGGTTACAAAGCTAAACAGTGAGATAAGAATACTACAAAGTAAACTTAACAAAGAAGTAAAAACGGAATTATCCGCACCGCTTCAGAAAATCAAAGATGCAATCAACACTTACTTTAATGTTGACATTGATGTAAAGATAAGACAAGGCAATTACGTGAGAGGTAGAGTAGTTTATTATTTCATCTTGAGAAGTTCAACATCTATGAGTTACCGAAATATTGGGGATACGTTAAACACCCGTCATGATCACGCTTCTATTATTCACGCCATTAATAACCATCATGATTGGATTGCGTACGATAGAACCTACAAGAGAGATTTTGAAGCCATCATGTTAGAATTAAATTCACAAAATGAAACAAGTCCTAATAACAATTAAGTATACCAAAATCTCACACATTGGGACTCAGGTAATAGATGATAGAGACTATTACAAAGTAAAGGCAAGACTTGAGAAATTAGGATATAAAGTAGAAAAATTATGAAGACCTGCAAAATATGTCTTAAAGAATTTGAGCAAAGTAAACCTTTACAAGTTACTTGCTCATATTCCTGCGCATTATCGTACGCAAGAGGGCACATGGCAAAGAAAGTAAAGGCTGAAAACAAGGTTAAAAAAGAAAGAATGAAGACCAAGAGCCAACACTTAAAGGAGCTTCAAACTATTTTTAACAAGTACATTAGGACAAGAGATTTACTTTTGTCTTGCGTTTCATGTGGGGATAGAATTAACGGAACGCCACACGCTTCTCACTTTCTTTCAGTTGGTTCGCATCCTGCGTTGAGATTTAATGAGTTTAATGTTCATTCAAGTTGTAGCCAATGCAATACTCACTTACATGGTAACCTTGTAGAGTATTCTTTAAGATTACCAGAAAGGATAGGACAAGAGAACTACAATAAGCTAATAGCCAGTAGAGGTGATAGACTTCAGTTGAGTATCCCTGAGATTGAGTTATTAAAAACCATATATAAAAATAAGATAAAAGACCTCATTTAAAAAAAAATTTTTTACTTTCAAATAAAAAATTTAATATTGTAAACATTATGAACGACTTAGTATACAACTATATCGATAATTTAGTAGAGAAGATTGCCACAAAAGAGGGCGGATGTTCTCGGAATCGTAAGCCTGAAAAGGTCGAGTTTTGGATTCATAGACCTAACTACACAACAGTTGTCACAGTGACTTATAAAGAGTTAGAGAAGTGCATGATGTTGGCTTGTTACCCTGAACATTTAATCAAGTATATTGAGTGAAAAGTTCAACATACTGCTATGTGAGTTCAACGACTCAAAGATTTTTAACGATTATTGTAAAAAATACGGGCATAACGACCACCAAGAATTAAAGAGCGAAGTCTTAACAATACTTTTGGAATTGCCTCAACACAAAAAGGACACAATAGCTGAGAATAATTACTTAACTCCTTACGCTTTGCAGATTCTTAAATTTCAAGTTAGCCATTGTAATTGGACTGCATTCAGAAAAAAGTTTGGGAATAGAGAGAATTTAGTTTTAGTTGATACCTTTGAAGATGTTGAGGACATCGAATACTTTGAGGATGAGATACACGTTGAGAAGATAGTAGCGAAGATTGAAGAGGATATGTTAGATCAAAACAACAAATACTTTTATCACTCAAGACTTTTAAACGAACTTATAATTACTGGAGTAAACACAAAACAATTGAGCCGAGACATTGGAATCCCTTACACATCAGTTCGTCACGCAATAAAAGAATATAGATTACATTTAAAAGAATGGCTATCAAAATAATATACATTAACGAAAAGGATTCGGGTATAGGTTACCACCGTTTGCAAGTTCCGTTTGCGAATATGGATGAAGACTATAAGGACTTAGACATAAAGGGGACTAATGGGTTCACTCTTGACTTCCATCCTCGCCAATTTGATATAGTAGTTTTGAACCGTATGTATAAACATGATGAGGACTATCTTTTAAAGGCCAAAGAAAGTGGGTGTAAAATTATTTTAGATATTGACGATTGGATTCAGTTGCCAGGATATCATCATAGGGACGGAGTTAAGGACTCGATAGTAGAGCAAAGAATCTTAGATGCTATAAGTTATGCAGATGTCATTTGGACTGCCTCTGAGTTTCTTAAAGAGTGTTTAAAAGACTACCACGATAACATTGTTTACATACCTAACGGGATTGATTTTAAACAACCTCAATTTATCCCACAAAGAAACAAGCAAGACAAGTATACCATTGGTTGGATAGGGGCGAATAACCACCAATTAGATATAAGGAAATTGATTGAACCTTTTAAGAAACTTCTTAAGAACAAGAATCATAAACTTATTTTTGGTGGTTATGTCCACATCCCCGAAGAGGATAGGCAATTCCCTAAATCCCCAAGTTATTATGAAATCATAGAATCTTACTTTACTTCAAATTCTCAAAGGCCACCTGACCAATACCAAAGGATTGAATGGATGGACATAAGGAATTACGCTTTAATGTATAATTTAATGGACTGTGCCCTTGCCCCTTTAAACTCTGACAAGTTTAGTTTATGTAAATCAAACATTAAGGTACTGGAGGCAGGTGCGTTTAGTTTACCTATCATATGTTCAAATGTAGCC